TGCTGTTGATGGTGATTTAAGTTATTTAAATTTAGATTGGACGCCTGTTCCTATTATACCCAAATTTGTAGACATAGTTGTAAATGGTATGTCTGACAGATTATTCAAAGTTAAAGCATACGCACAAGACGTAATGTCTGCGGAAAAAAGGAATCAATTTCAAGAAATGGTTGAGGCTGATATGATAGCTAAACCTATTCTACAACAAATGAATCAAGACTTTGGTATTGATACATTTATGATACCTGAAGAACAACTTCCTGAAACAGGAGATGAATTGGAGTTGTTTATGAATATGAAATATAAACCTGCAGTTGAAATAGCAGAAGAAGAAGCTATAAATACTTTATTAGCTGAAAATCATTATCAAGATACCCGTAAACGTGTAGATTATGATATTACTACAATAGGAGTTGGTATAGCAAAACATATGTTTTTACCAGGACAAGGAGTTACTATTGATTATGTAGATCCTGCAAATGTTGTATATAGCTATACTGAAGATCCTCATTTTAAAGATTGTTTTTACTGGGGTGAAATTAAAACAGTTCCAATCACAGAACTTATAAAAATTGATCCTGATTTAACTGTAGAAGATTTAGAAGAGATTTCTAAATATAGTCAATCATGGTACGATTATTATAATGGAGCACAGTTTTATCAAAACAGTATGTTCCATAGGGATACAGCTACTTTGTTATATTTCAATTATAAGTCATCACATTCTTTTGTTTATAAAAAGAAGACTATGCCAGATGGTAGTTTTAAAACTGTAGAGAAGGATGATCAATTCAATCCTCCTCAACAAATGCAAGAAGAAGGAAGCTTTGAAAAAATAGAAAAAAGAATAGATGTCTGGTACGATGGTATAATGGTAATGGGCACTAATATTATATTACAATGGAAAATGGCAGAGAATATGGTTAGACCAAAATCTGCAAGTCAATATGCTATGCCTAATTATGTAGCATGTGCACCACGTAATTATAAAGGAATGTTTGAATCTTTAACAAGACGAATGATTCCTTTTGCTGATTTAATACAAATGACGCATTTAAAGATACAGCAAGTTGTAGCTCGTGTTGTTCCAGACGGTGTATTTATTGATGCTGATGGATTAAATGAAGTTGATTTAGGAACTGGTAATGCATACAATCCTGAAGACGCACTACGTTTATATTTTCAAACAGGTAGTGTAGTTGGTAGAAGTTTTACTCAAGATGGTGAGTATAATAATGCAAGAGTTCCCATAACACAATTAACATCAAACAGTGGAGCTTCAAAACTTCAAATGTTGATTGGTAACTATAATCATTATTTAGATATGATTAGGCAAGTTACTGGATTAAATGAAGCACGTGACGGTTCAAAACCAGATCCTTATTCATTAGTAGGTGTTCAAAAGTTAGCTGCTTTAAATTCAAACGTAGCAACACGCCATATATTAGACGCAAGTTTATATATAGCCAGAACAATGTCTGAGTGTTTAGCTATAAGAACAGCAGATATTTTAGAGTATGCAGACTTTAAAGATGAGTTTGCTATGCAAATTGGTAAATACAATTTAAAAATATTAGAAGATATAAAGTCTTTGTATATGTATGATTTTGGAATATTTATAGAAATGTCTCCAGACGAAGAAGAAAAGCAAATGCTTGAACAAAATATACAAATGGCTTTATCACAACAAGATATAAGTTTAGAAGATGCGATAGATATTAGAGAGGTCAATAATTTAAAAATGGCAAACCAACTCTTAAAACTAAAACGTAAAAAGAAACAAGAAGCAGAGCAACAAGCTCAAATGCAGGCACAACAAATGCAGGCACAACAACAAATGGAGGCTCAACAAGCTGCAGCTCAAATGGCAATGCAAAAAACTCAACAAGAGTTACAAGGCAAGATGCAATTAAAACAAACCGAAATTCAATTCGAAATTGAGAAGCTTAAAACTGAAGCACAATTAAAAGCTCAATTGATGGCTGAAGAATTTAATTATCAAATGCAATTAAAAGGCATTGAGGAAGAGGGTTTACAGAAAAGAGAAAACGAAAGAGAAAAATCAAAAGACAATAGAATAAGTCAACAATCCACACAAACATCAAAAATGATTGAGCAAAAGAAAAGAGATTTGCCAGCAATTAATTTTGAATCTAATGAAGATAGTTTAGATGGTTTTGACTTAGCAGAATTTAATCCAAGATAAATAAAGCAATGATAGAAAAATCTGCAGGCCCACAATTAAATCAAATACGAAATGATTTTAATAAAAGGGTAACAAAAAAAGCAATGTTAGGTAGGACTAAAAAAGTACAATGGGAGGCCAGAAGAAGGTATTCTAATATTTAAAACTACCTAAAATTAAATCAAAATAAGTATTAACTTTGTATAAAATTAAATCAAATGGAAATTAAAGTAAAAGCTGTCGAAGGCTACGACAATAAATCTAAAGCAGAAGTAGAACAAGAACTATTAAACAAACATGAAGAGTTATTAGAAAATAATGATTCTGATGTTGTAAAAGTAGATACATCTGAATTAGAGCCAAAAGAAACAAGTAATGAAACAAATAATGTTTCAAATGAAAATACAACTCCCTCATCAGAGTTAAATGATGAAGACGTTCTTTCTTTTATTAAAAAGAGATATGATAAAGAAATAAATTCAGTTGATGAATTGTTTGCGGAAAAAGAGGCAAACCCTGATTTACCTGAAGATGTTTCAGCGTATTTTAAGTACAAACAAGAAACTGGTCGTGGCATAGAAGATTTCTACAAATTGCAGAAAGATTATGATGACATGGACGAGGATAATGTACTAACTAATTATTATCAAAACATTGAAGAGGGTTTAGATAGCGAAGACATTGCGGATATTATCGAAGATAAATTTTCCTACGATGAAGAGTTAGATGAACCTAAAGATGTTAAGAAAATTAAATTAGCTAAAAAACGTGAACTTGCGAAAGCACGTAAGTTTTTAAATGAACAAAAAGATAAATATAAAATTCCTCTTGAGTCAAGTGGGGGTGGATTATCTGATGATCAAGAAAAAAATCTTAATGCTTATAAAAGTTATATAGAAGAATCTCAAACTATTAAAGAGGCAAATAAAAAAAGGTATGAGCATTTCCAAACGCAAACCAGTAATGTGTTTAATAATGATTTCAAAGGTTTTGATTTCAATATTAGTGAGGATTTAAATCTTACTTTTAAGCCAGGTACTAACGATGAATTACGTAACAAACAATCAGACGTTAATAATTTTTTAAATAATTTTATTGATTCAGATAGTGGTTTAGTTAATGATGCTGTTGGATATCATAAAGCTTTAGCTGTTGCAATGAACCCTGAAAAGTTCGCAAGATATTTTTATGAACAAGGTGTTGCTAATACCGTAGATAATGTAACTAAAAAATCAAAAAACATTAATATGGATGTTAGAAAAGCACCACAAACGTTTAGTAAAGATGGTCTAAAAATTAAAACAGTACAAAGCAAATCAGATAGTAGTGGAAGAGGACTCAAAATTAGAAGTATTAAAAAAAATAATTAAAAATTAAAAAGTAAAAATTATGGCAGTAAATGTAACCCCTGGTTTTGATTTGCAACCAAGTAGCCAACAAGTACCGTTGTCTACAAATTATATTACAGACTTTAATTTCTTGAATCAGTATTTACCTGATACATATGAAAAAGAGTTTGAAAGATATGGCAATCGCACAATCGCTTCTTTCCTAAGAATGGTAGGAGCAGAAATGCCTTCTAACTCTGACCTTATTAAATGGGCAGAACAAGGAAGACTACACACAAAATATCAAGGATGTACTTCGGCTGCTGCTGCAGGCGCTGCATCAAGAAATGTAGTATGGACTATTCCTAACAATATTTCTAACTTTAACCCAGCATTAGCTGGAACGCAAAATACTGCGTCATTAAGAGTTGGACAAACAGTTATGATTAGTGACAACACACCTGGATCAAACTTACAAAACAAAGGTATTGTAACGGCAGGACCAAGTGATGCTGGAGCTGGAACTGGTGTAAACCAAGTTCAAATAGCTTACTATGAAGCAGGTGGACAAGCAGTAGGTGCTGGTGTTGCGTGTGATATTTTTGTTTATGGTTCTGAATTTAACAAAGGAACTAACGGAATGGTAGGTTCATTAGAAGCTGATGACTATATCTTCGATAACAAACCAATCATCATCAAAGACAAGTATTCTGTTTCTGGTTCTGATATGGCACAAATCGGATGGATTGAAGTTACAACTGAAAATGGTGCTTCTGGATACTTATGGTATTTAAAGTCTGAGCATGAAACAAGATTAAGATTTGAAGATTATCTTGAGACTGCAATGATTGA